AGAGCCGCCCTGATGGATTGCATGTAATCGGTTCCGTTGATTTTGTAGATGAAATTCTGCTTGTCAATGAGCAGGGTCTCTACCCCGCTGATCACCTGGCGGTACCGCAGCACCTCAAATTCGATACTCCCGTCCATGGTCGAATTGGCTTCCACCTTCCCGGGGTCATACTTTTTGTTGATCCCGGCAATAAAGATTTTTGTGCCCTCCGGCACCATCTGGCCACCGGCCGTCACGGTGTCCTGGGCAAACCTGAGTTCGAGATTTTGGACCCCGGGCTTTGCCAGGTTGGCCGCATTTTTGTTGATGGACCTCATGCTGGCCGAGAAGGTCATGCTGCCAATCTGGCCGGTGACAGGCAGGTCGATGGAGCCAAGGATTCCGGCCCCTTTGATCTCTCCGGTCTGTACTTCGATGGACGGCAGCTGGCAGGAAATATTGTCATCGATCTCCACGCCGTCGGCCAAAAACTTATGGGCGATAACAGCTCCAGAAATAATCATGCCTGCTCACCTCCAAACAGCACGTCAATCCCCGTAGCGGTGTACGCCACTTTGGCCGTCAGGCTCTTGCCCGGCGGAGTCGTGGTTGTAGCCACATCAAAGACAAAGTCTCCCTCGACGATGTCGCTCGTGGGATTGCTGGTCTCATTGAACTCAATGGTGGCATACAGCAGGGCGCCGCGAGTAATAAGGCCATCCATGTACCGCTGGTAATCGTTCAGGATGGTATCCACCCGGGCCCGGTTCATTGGCTTGTCAACCAGGGTACCGTACCGCAGCTGAAACTCATTGGCCAGGTGATAGAGCATCCGGACATTGGAGTCAAACTTGTCCTTGGGGTCCATGTCGGCGCCATACTCATAGGCCCCCGTATGGGAGCCCCACAACACCCAACGACCACCCCAGTAGACAACAGTCCTGATGCCCTTGCTGTTCAGGTCGTTGGCCTGAACCTGGTCGTAGATCAATGTCGTCCCTGCAGCCAGGCAAACGCCTGTAACATCAACCGGTTTGTTGGATGGTGTTTCAAAGGGGATATTGTCATTGCCGTAGTCCACCCACTGCATGGTAACAGTCGTCAGGGTGGACAGGTGGAATTTCCGATCCCCGTTTTTGGCCATTGGCCAGCAGGGGCCCTCCCCGGCCCCGGTGTAGTTGTTGGTAGTTTTCCAGGTCTTGGCCTCCACAATGGTGTCCGCGTTGGCGTCTGTGACCAGGTTGCTGTTTACCCATGCGTACCAGTGGCCGTTTATCTTTTGAGATGCCGCCTTGAGCGCAGCATCTACCGTCGGGTTGTGGCTCCATCCAGGAGTGTCAAGGATAGTCGGGATTAGGTTGTGGGTTGGGTAAACCAGGTCCACAACGGAGATTCCCGACTTCGCTCCAGTTAAGGCGTCGGTTCCCCCAATAACATCGGCTGCCACAATAGCAGCAGGATTCACCTGGTCGAATGTTACTGCAACGGGGGAAACAAGAGCCCCTGTAAGGTCTTTGAACAGCACTTTGGATCCGTCCGGTGTGTACTCAACGCTGAAGTCCGTCCCCAGCACCTTGCCCACGACAGCACAGGTTTTAAGAATTACCTTGTCATTTTCGATGTACCCCTGGCCGTTTGCAAGAACCACATTCGCAGACTGAGCGGCAGTTTTATCGGTGCCCGGGTCCAAGACGTTGACCAGGATGATCGGACCGATGGGCCGGATACTGTTCTTGAAATGGGCGTAAACAGCCTCGCACAAATCAAAATCCGCCCAGTTGCCGTCATTGTACCCGCACTTGACCACGGCATCGTTGAAGCTCTGGACCAGGATCGGCTTGTTGACCTTATCCGTAAAGTCCATCAACTGGTGGACCGGCAGCCGGCCAAAGTATACCGGCAGCGTGGCCACTCCCTTGGGCGGGATAAAGTCCTGCGTAGCCAACAAATCGGTAAAGGCTCCGTGTTTGTACACCTATTCTCACCTCGCTACTCTAAGATTTTACTGACGATTTCCGACGGCGGGTAACCCTGATTTCGAACAGAAAAGGTAATCCAGCCATACCAGTACGGGTAAGGCTGCTCTTGGTACATCCCCCACTTGATTGGGTTCTGAATAGCAACCGCACCCTGGATAACCCGGTTTTTGGAGAGCTCCGCCACGGTCCGGTCAATCAGGTTCAGCAAGTCGTTATACCCCTTGAAGTCTGGGGTGTACTTTAGCCCCCCGCCCTCTACCGGCTCGTGAAGGCCAGGGCTGAACACCACTGCAGGGATCCGGATATTAATCTCCTGGTCATTCCCGTCGTCTGAGCCTTCATCCATGCCGACGATGAGACACGGGATTGCCGACTCCATGCCTTCCGGGAGGTACCCGTTGGGCGGTAGCCAACCGACGTGAACTGCAGGGTTCACCAGTTCATAGCTCTGAATGTTGTTGTCTTCAGCCTTTTGCAATTGTATCTCAGGAGATACCTTTTCAAGCAGAAACCCCTGCAGAGCTTCAAGGACGGATACAGTTGACATAGAGCATTACCCCTTAATCTTTTTCCCCATGCTGGTCATGCGATAGATGATCTCATGCTCGAGCCTCTCGGCCAGCTTCTCATCGGCTGCCTTTTGAATGGTTTCAGCAACCTTTTCATTCGTGATCATCTGCGGGACTGACAGGGTGCGGATCACCACGACCGGGAGACGTTTTTCCCCGACGCGCCGGAACACATTGAACTGCACTTTGTCAGCCGACTTTGCGCCTGTCGTGGCAACAAAAGGTTTGGGTTCCGTCTTAACCGTTTTCCGGCCGCCTTCGCGTTTGATGGTTGCCTTTACTTTGTATTTTCTTTTGCTTGCCGGCGGCGCTTTCGGGCTGTGCGGGAAATGGGCCAGGCTCAGTGTATGCCCTCTTGATGTCAGGCTGGCTGTAAGGTTATTTTCTGTCGGCTTTTTTATTCCACCTTTGAAGCTGGCCTTTACCTCTGAGGCCTTTACGGCGTACTCCTTGGGTACAATTCGACCGACCTGGGTGACCACATGGTCCAGAGTCCTGCTAAGGGCATGGTAAGTCGCATCCGCGACCTGCTCTTCAAAACCTTTCAGCTCGACAGCCAGCCGGTCAATCTGCTTGGTGTCGATGAAAATAGGGTCTTTGGGCATGTCATACCCCTCGGTTCTGGCTGAGAATAATCTCGTATACCCCCATATCCTCCCGGGCGTCAAAGACATACATCTGGCGGCCGTCAAAGACCTGGGGAGCGCCAGGTTGTGGACGCTCCCCAAAATCTGCAGCGCTGACAAAATACAGGATCTCTCCCACGCTGAGGCCGTCGTATTCCTTCTTGCTGCGCCGCATCAGCTGGTCGTTGTCAACGACGATATTAAGCGTTCGGCCATCAATTACATGCGGTTCGGCAAACTCGTTTAGGTTAAAGAAGACAGCCCGGTCTTGGGCTATCTGATCCTTCAGGCCGGGCATCTCTCTTCCCTCCGTTCAGATTACACCCATTCCAGAGTTACGGTGATGGTGCCCAGGGCGTAGGATGTGGCATCGCCAGAGGCCAATTTCAAGCAGAGGGCATCACCCTTGGCCAAAGTTGCCGCTGCCGTATCAACAGCTGCCTTTTCAACAGGTGTATTGGCCGCACTTGTCAAATCAAACGCTTCAGCAAGTACAACATCCCCCGCCCCGGGGGCTTCTCCGGATGCCAGCTTTTCGATGGTCAGCGTTCCGGCCTGACCGGCCACGGTAACGTGCCGCTCACTCGCCGAAACAGCCTTACAGGCAGCGGGAGCGATGAAAAACGTCTTTGCCACATCAGCCGCGGCCACCTGGGGGAATTGGAGCGTAAACCGGGAACCTTTAACAAACTGTCCTTGGAGTTCCGCTGCTGTACCAAGGAGCTTGACCATGGCAGTTGTTCCAGCTTGCAGTTTTGCCTCCACACATATCCCAGCTGGGGTATTACCGGCCGAAACTTTTGTCAGCTTCGACGCCGCTGCATCCCAGAATAGCCTGTCGCCGACTGCAAATGCTGTATCGTTGACAGCTGCCAGTTCAAACACGCCTTCCAGATGCAGAGACCCGGTCGCACCGACAGCGATCGCTTCCCCCGCGATCCCAATGCAGTTTGTCAGAGCGACAACTGCACCATAGGCAATTGCCGCCGCACCGCCATTGGTATAGTCAATTACTTTTCCATCCTGAACATACATTGGTTTGCCCTCCTCTCAAATTTTAGGGGAACGGTTGGTTGAAAGAGCGCGCAAGCGAAACTGCTTACGCGCTCAGCAACACTTTGTCAACCTTAAGCTGGGGCTTTGCCGGGGTTCTTGTACAGGCCGCGGTAGTCGAGGACCGTCACACCGTAGTCAATGTAGATCCGCCACTTGATACCCAGGAAGTCAAACCCGACCTGGCTCTCCAGGATGGGCATGTCGTTCCCGTTCAGGTAGGTTACCTCAATGGTATCAATGTCCCCGGGGGCCGCCGCCAGGTACCAGGCAATCTCGCTGGTTTCATCCAGTTCGGCATCAACGACAGGGGTCAAGGAGTTCCGGAAGACGTTTACCACTCCGGCGTTGTTGCTAGACGGATCCGCGATAGACCACAGGAACTTCTGGGCGTCGGTCTCACGGGCCGCGGGCACGAGAAGATATGTCGGTGCAATGTTCAGGGTTTCTTTTCCTCGCAAGTTCTTCTGCTTCCTCATGGCCGCACGGCCAGCACCGACGGCAGCGGTTTCGATGTAATCACCGGCGGCAGCGAGGTTCTTATGGGTGGCATGGAACAGAGCGGTACCGTCATATATGGCGACATTGTCATTCAGTTGTTTGTAGACCAGTTTATTGATCCCGCGGCCGGCGGCGCGGACATAAGCCTCAGGCACCCGGGTTAGCATCCCCAGGTCATCATCGACGAGTGCTTTCCTGGTAAAGCCCCAAGACTTCCCGAAGGTAGCCAGACTCTTGGAAACACCACTGTCCGAAATTTCGTCGAACTTGAACTCACCAGTCTGGGTGATCGGCAGAAGATCTCCGGCCTCGGAAATCTGGTAAGCAGTCGTTGGTTTGAAATCAACGTTGCTGCCCCTACCGGTCCAGGCCTGATAGGTGGTGTTAGCTGCCCGGTATGCTGTCGCCATAGTTTTGTTGACGGCATTAGAAAGAATGCCGGCAAACTGGCTGTCCGGGGACAGCGCTTCCCGGAACAGGGCATCATCGTCCAACCGGTGGGCGTTGGTTCTCCCTATCCTGATGACACACTCGATCGCCAGGTCGCGAAGTTTCATGCCGCGTAAATCCCGGGCGCCATCGGCCGGTTTTTCGATCGTCTTGCCAGCCCGCAAAAGCAGGGCGTCAGACGCCGCACTCCGGAACTTCTCGGATTCCTCCTGCTCCACCCGAACATCGGGGGCCGCTGCCGGAGTGGGCTTCCTTTCGGCTTTGATTTTTTCCAGGATTACGGTTCTTACCTGGTCAACGGAAACGCCGGAGTTGATATGTTCTACAGGGTCAACTCCAAAATCCCTGCACAGCGCGGACACTTCTGCAACGCGCTGTCTTTCGGCCCGAATAGCCCCTTCCCGTACAGCCGCTTCATCGACGGCCGCCGGGGTTTCAGTGTTTCTTTCATCTGGCATGGTTCTATCCTCCTTGTTTGAATTTGTTGTATCAGCACGGCCGTCGGCCGCAACTGGCGGTTCATCAATTGACCTTCCCACGCCCACGGTTGGATCGGCCGGTACGGGCTCGAAACTAATCTCGGTAGGCGCCCACTTTGTGGCTATGTAGGCCGGCCCGGTAAATCTTCCGTTTGTGGATTTTTTACCCGGGGCTACTTCCTCCCAGTTACTAACTTTGTACCGAACTGATACCCCTGGCAGCATGCCTTTAATCACTTTTTGGTAGATGATTTCGCTGTCCTCATCGTCATCAAAAGTGACTGTGGCACGTCCTTTGTGTTCTTTTGTGTCCACCCACGCTTTTTCAATCTTCGCCAGAGGAAGCTTGCCAAACCGTGGGTCAAACCCA